CCACCACCACGCCGCCGGCGCGATAGATGGGCACGCGGCCATCGCTGGGCAGGCGCACGGGGTCGATGCCGATCAGCTCAGCCTCGAGCGGCAGCGTGGTCAGAATGACGGCATTGAAACGCGCGGTGCTCGGGATCACCTGGGTGGGCCGCCAGATCATGCCGGCGTCATCCACGGCGGTGGCGTCGTACCAGGATTCGGCGCGCTCGGCAGCGCTCAGGCTGTCATTGCTGACCAGCTTGCCGAAGGTGACGCGCACCACCCCCGTCTCGAAGCTGGCAGAGCCTGCCATCTCGTCACCCTCGATCTCGCCAGAGAGTGCCGCCTGGCCGGTGATCGAGCGGCCGTCGAGCGTCGTGGCCTGGATCAGCAGACCACCCACCTGCAGCGGCGAGCCTGGCGTGCGGAAGAAGGCTTCATCCAGCGTCCAGGTGCCGAAGGTAGACACGAGTGTCTGCACGGTGATGGTGGCGCTGGTGCCTGTCGGCCAGTCAGTGATACGGGCATCGCCGCTGCCATAGTCGATGGTACCCGCGAGAATGCCGGCCCCGTTGCTGTCCACGCTGCGATAGAGACTGCCCTGGCGATCGATGAACGTATCGCCTCGGAAGGTGAAGCTGAGCGTGCTGGGCACCACGCTGTCCTGCAGCAGCGGCATCAGCTCGACATCCAGCGGGGAAAGATCCTGAGTGATGGTGTGGGTGGTCGGGGCGGCGCTGTCCAGCTGACTGGTCAGCCACACACTGGAACCATTCTCGAAGTTGTCGCGCTTCTCGTAACTGCCCCACTCACGGTTGAGGTTGTCGCCGTCGTCCCACTCCTTGACCTCGCGGACCTTCTCGACCTCGAAGGTGACCGCGCCGGTAGCGTAGTCGATGCTGCCCTCCCAGCCACCATTGAAGCCACCCTGCCCGTCATCGGTGATGGTGTAGGTGACATCAGCCTCGCCGCCATTCTGCTCGACCGTCTCATAGGTGCCATTGCGCGAGGTGCTGGTCTCATTCTCGGAGCTGGACCAGGTGCGCGTAACGGTCCAGGTGAGTGACACACTGCCCGGCCGCACCGGCGCATCGCTGATGGTCAGGCTGACCAGCCCTGCCCCATTGGCAGACGGCAGGAATTGCTCGGTGGTCGGGGCACCGTAGTCGTATTCGATCTCGACCTGAGAATTGGCATCCGGAAAAGCATCGCCGTTGAAGGCGACATAGGCCTCGCCCGGCTGGGGATTGCCGTTGCGGTCTGCATAGCCATAGACGATGCGGCCGGTGGCGGATCCACTCAGAGTGCCCAGACCATCATCGGTGGCAGTCTTCTGGCTACCGCCAGAGATCCAACGCACGGTGACCGAGTTGGGCACCACACCAGGATGCTCGAGCGGGAAGGTCATCCATGGCTTGTCGATGGTGGCCTGGCCGGCACGGTCTTCGTAATGCACCGGCGTGCCCCAGCTGAACAGGATGGCGCTGCCCACATCCGGCATGGCGCTGAGCGTGACGTTGACCGAGCCGCTGGTGTAATCCACCCGACCTGCGCCATTGCCGGTGAGGTCACCATTGCTGTCTTCATCTCTGAGTTCGTACCACTTGCCCAGGCTGCGGAAGGCGATCACCACACTGCCCGGGGCCGGCAGCGGATTCAGGCGTGACACATAGGTGAAACCTCGGTTGTTGAGCTCCACCGCGATCTGGGTGGTGCTGGCGATCTGCGCCACCTCGAAGGATTGGCCGTTGCTGCTGACGGTGATACTCGCCGTGCCACCCACCTGCACATCGGTCACTGCCTGCTCGGTGGTGGTGGCCGGCACCAGTGGCGCGTAGGTACTGGCGACCTGCACGGTGTTGTCACCAAACTCAGCGGGCTGGGCCAAAGTGCTGACGCCATAGTAACGGGCGGCATCAGTGCTCTGCCCTTCGCGGATCACGGTGTCAGGGTTCACGGTGCCGGGCTTGGGCTGCACGCCATAGACGCGCTGACGCAGTGAGGTCGAGATGCCCAGGGTCAGCACGCGGCGCTCGAACGTCTGCACGTTGCTGCCATTCAGATACTCGAAGGTGCGGATCTCGTGATCGATTTCAGTGATACGCACGTACTGCACCTCGCCGGCGAAGTCGCCCTGCTCGGTGATCAGCGCCAGCACATCGCCCAGGTCCGGCAATGGGGCCTCGGTCATCTGAAACGTGGTGAGGCTGCGCTGACCGGCGAGCTGATCGCCCAGCAGTGTCATGCGTGAATTGACGCCGGCGGTGACATAGCTTTCCACATGGTCACGCGCGGCCTCCCGCTCATCCGAGGGGGAGCCGGTATCGAACATCACCACGCTGACGTTCGGATCAGACGGCACCTGATCGATGATCGCGTGAGCGCCGAAATACTGGGCAGTGTTGTCGGTCAACACGCCGGCACCTACCTTGCGCAGCGAGGTACGCCCCGCCGCGCGATCGAGGTCAGAGATGTCATCGAAGATCTCGTTGCTCGCGCCGTCCGTCACGGTACGCCCGGTGAGGCGACCACCGCCATCGGCGTTGTCGGTCATGCGCTCGGACTGCAGGATGCGGATGTCGCCGCTGTGAATCGTGTCGTCGGCCATGTGGCTGGCTCCAGCAGGAAGGTGAGAATCAGGCAGTGATCAGACGCAGCGTGATGGTGTAGGGGTGATCCGGCCCCTGGCCGCCAGCGGCGAGGCGATAGACCTCAGTGGCCGAGACAGCTTCGCCGCTGGCATGGTCGAACACGCAGTAGAAGGTTTGCCCATCGGCCCACGTCAGTGGCATGGGCGTGTCGTCGGGACGTGGTGTGGCCGCCAGCTCAGTGAGAGCCAAGGCAGTGGCACGGGTTACCCAGGCACCGCTGCCACTGGCGAGAGTGATGGAACGCCCTGCTGCCTGCGCGGATTCCTCGATGATCAGCGCCCCGGTCAGCGTGGGGGTCTGCACCTGACCGACGCTGTGGGATACCAGTTCGTCCGTCCACTGGATGTCATCGGGCAAGACAATGCCGTCAAGGGTGATCGCCATGGGGTTCTCTCGGTAAAAGGAAGGGGCCCACCATCAGTAGCGGGCCGTGGTACGGGATGCTTGATCCAACCTATCGAGGAATGCATCGGCTTCGCGTTCGTCCACACCATTGAGCGTCACCTGCTGGCCGCCGATGTTGAGGTCTACCGCCACGCGGCGCTGGGCCTGTACCGACCGGGTGAGCTGGCTGGTACGGTTCTGGGCGTCACGGTTGTTCTCGCGCTGGGTGACCTCGGCCTCCTGCACGTTGCGCTGACGCTCAGCCTCATCGGCCAAGGCCTGCTGCTTCTCCTGCTCGGACTGGGCGCGGATATCCTCAAGGCGAAGATCGTGGGCGCGTTCCGCCAGCCGCAGCGACTCCTGTGCCGCGCTGATGGTCTGAGCATCGCCCAATGCCCGAGCGGCGTTGAGCGCCTCCTGAAGCTCGGCCTGTTGCTGCTGATAGCGCAGCGCCTCTACTTGGGCGCTATCGCCCTGCAGGCTGGCGAGTTCCGAGCGCAGACTGGCCAAGGTGTCACTCACGCTGTCTGACAGCGACTCGACCTGACTGCGCACCGACTGGATGGAGCTTTCGAGACCGGAAAGGTCCGACTCATCGAGCAGGTCGAAGCGGCGCGAGAGGTCGCCAATGTCCTGCGAGAGTGCACTGGCTGGCGCACGCCCTGCCTCGATCTGGTCGGTCAGCGATTCCACGGCGATCTTCTGCTCGAGGAAGGCGATCTCGGTCTGACGTGACGTGGTGGCGAGGTCTGTCATCCAGGCTGTGAAGCCGGTGGAGTCGAGACGGGTGGCGAGGTTGTCGCGAAGATCACCGATTTCATGATCCAGCTCGGCAATGCGGTCCTGCATGCCCTCGATGCCTTCGGCCTGGGTGTCGATCCCCCAGTCAGTCGCGAAGGCCTGATAGGCGGCGTCACTGAGTGACCGCATCTGCTCTTCCGTCTCGTGCAGGGCATTGCTCATCAGCTGGGCAATGGTCTGGGCACTGCGCGTGACAGAGGCCTCCACCGTCTTGGCCGTGTCGGCAGAAGCCTGCTGCGCCTTGTCTCCCGTGTCCCGGGCTGCCTTGGCCGTGGCTTCCTGCGCCTCGATCCACTGCGCCTTGAGCGTGCGAGCCCCGGTCACGCCATCCTTGACCAGCCCATCAAGCACCGCGCCGAAAGCCTTGATGCCCTCGTCAGAGCTAATCTGCTCCTTGGCGCCGACATAGGCACGGCTCAGCTCCTTGGCGGACAGCTCGCCGGTAGAGGCGATCTTGGTGAAGGCATCAATGGCCGAGCGTTCCGCCTCGGTGATACCGGTGCGAATCTCTTCCAGGGTGGTGCCCATGTCCTTGGCCAGACGAGCACCGGCAGACTTCCACTTGTTCGCGAGGGCATCCGCACCGGTCACACCGTCATTCACCAACCCATCGACCTGATCCTTGAGGGCGGCGATGCTCTTGTCAGACTTGATCTTGTCCTGCGCCTTCTCGAAGGCCGTCGCCAGCTGCGCCGCGCTCAATTCACCACTGGCCGCGAGCGTGGCGAAGGCATCAAGGGCTTCCTGCTCGCTGTCCGCGATACCACTGGACAGCTCGCCCAGCGAGGTACCGAGAGAAGTGGCGGCGTTTTCCAGTGCCTTCTGGCGTTTGGCAGCCGCATCCGCTGCCTGCTTGGCAGCCTTCTCTTCCTCCTCGGCACGGCGCTTCGCAGCAAGGGCAGCAGCTTCTTCTTCAGCCCGAGCCTTTGCCGCTGCAGCCGCTGCCTTTTCAGCTGCCGTCTCGCTGTTATCAAAGGCATTGGCGGCATCTTTCCCGGACTGCACCACGGACTTGGCGTAATCCCAGGTATCACTCGCCAGTTCTTTGACAGATTCGCGAGCTGAGCTCGCCTTGGCAGATAGAGTAGAAAAGGCCTCATCTGAAACCAGTCGGATCTTGTTGAGCCCTTTCGCCACAAACTCAGTGGCTGACAGCGCTCCGGCTTTGTAAGACGCCCAATACGTCTTCGCGACTGACAGACTCGTATTAACTGACTGGAAAACCCCTTTGATGGTGTTCCCGAGGAATTGAGCAGTATCGATGATCGACTGCATTGAGCTGACAATCTGATCACGCTGCTGAATGAAGCTTGTGACCCACTCGCCACTTGCCCGAATGACCCCGCCGATAGCCGTGGCGAGGTCATCCAGTAAATCAGTATTCTCAGCCAGTGCCTGCTCTAAATCGGCAGACACCTGATTGACCGCTGGCGACAGCTCGCCCAACAAGCGATTACCAACTCCCTGCAGCCTTCCCTGCAAGCGCTCAATGGCTGCGTTGGTCGCTTGCAGATTGGCGATCTGCTCAGGGGACATGATCAGACCTACTTGATCAGCCTCTGCCATCAGCGCCCTAAGCTCAGCGGCATTGTCGGCGAGCAGCGGTTGCAGGCGCGTGGCATCGTCTGCCAGCGATTCCAGCAGGTTGACCTGAGCTGCCTGGGGCAGATCCTTCATGGCATCGGCCAGGCGCAGCATCATCTCGTCCGGCGCCAGCTCGATCAGCTCCTCGGCCTTGATCCCCAGAGCCTCGAGGGCGTCCTGCGCCTCCCCACCGCCGTTCTGGTAGGCGTCACCAATCTTGTCGGCAGTGTCCTTGAAGATATTTCCGGTCTTGTCGGCATCGATACCGGCACGCTGAAAGGCGTACTGATAGCCCTGCAGCGCTTGGGTGGAGATACCCAGCGAGCGCGACGTGATATCCAGCTGCTGGGCCATCTCGGCCTGCTGGGCGGTGTAGCGCGTGGCCCAGCCAACGGCCAAGCCCACACCCGCCACAGCGGCGGCAGCTGCGCCGGCGGCCCACTGCTGCAATGAGGCGCCCGCCTTCCTGAAACGGCTTTCGCTGCGCTCGGCAGCCTCACCGGACTCGCGAGCGGCCGCGGCGGTCTCACGCAGGCCGGATGCCAGCGAGGTCACGTCGTCTTCCAGCTCACGGGAAGCACGGGCCAGGCGCTGTTCTTCACCGGCCAGGTTGTCGATGTCCACACCCGCGGCGTGGGCATCCTGCTGCAGGCGCGCGAGCTTCTGGGCCTGAGCCTCATGACCGGCGGTCGCCTTGTCGGCTGCCGCGCGGGCCTTGTTGAGGGCCTTTTCCTGCTGCTTCAGTTCGCGCTCGACCGGCTTGAGCTCGGCTGTCAGCTGGGCCGCACTGGCGCTGGCGCTCTGCCACTCCTCCTTGGCCTCATCCGTCGCTTCACGCTGCTGCTGCAGCTCATCACGCAGGCTGCTGAGGCTTTGCGCCTGAGCATCGTAGGCATCCTTCGCCTGCTCCACGGCACCACTGGCC